TGTGTAAAAGTTGTCTTTTTATAAGGTGTCTTTACCAAAGACGTAGCATTAGTTGTAGCCATAACGTATTTAGCTAAAACTACGACTATTTAGAAAAAGGTTTAGTTATTTAATATCCAACGGTCGTTGTTTAGTAGCTACAATAATATAGAAAGTTTCGTCTACTTTTTTTCTTTCACCATCTGGATTGTTCATATCTACTGGATACTCTACATCAAATGTAAATGTTTGGAAACTATCAATATTAAATCCTGTACGTTGTATCAATGCACCTAATTGATTTTTACCAAGAATACTATAGTGATTTAAATTAAACTCATGTTGTCTGTCACAGTCAGGGGCAGGTACTTCAATGTAAATTTTACCAAACTGTTTTAGTACACGATTGTATTCCATTAAACTAAAGATAGGATATGGACTATGCTCTAATGCTTGACGTAAGAAAATAAAATCTACACTTTCGTCATGATAACCATCTTTTTGTGGTAAGAAACTTAAATCATACTTTTTAATTGTATGACCTTTGTCTTCACATTTTTTAACATCACCGGGACTTAGTGTTACACCAGTTAAATTTGTATACCCACGTTCTTTCATTTCATCTAAGAAATAACCAGGACCACATCCTAAATCTAAGATAGTAGCATTTTTCGGTAAGTTTAGTGGATCAATATAGTCTTTAACCATTTTTGCGGTTAGACTTTTGTGCATTTGGCTATCGCCCTCATCATAGATGTGAGCAGTATATAACCATTCGTTATAAAATTTTAATTTAACTAGGTCAAGTGTTTGGTTGATATCAATCATGTCTTTCATTGAGAATAATCCTTAAATAGATATTATTACTTATTCTCAATAAGATGTCAACAATTATTTTCTTTTGTAACCTTTAAAGGGCTTTGTAACACTTTGTTTATTAGTGTCAGCCATTTCAGTACTGCCCATTGGTGTTAACATTTTTCCACCAGCTTCTCTGCCAAATGCTTTTTCAGCTTGTCTAACCATATCTGCTTCTGCTTTAGTATATGCAACTGTTATCAATGCTTGTCCGTTTGGACCTTCTCTTTCAGGTTCATGCTCATATGGATTTTTTCCATCTGCACCTGCTAAGTAATGTGCAGAATAACGCCATGGATGATATGGACTACTGTTATCTAAGTTAGGATGCGAACGCATTCCCGGTGTAGCGTCTTGGTGACTCTCTGGAAATTTTTGATTTTCCGTAACGAATTCGTTTGCTCTCATATTATTGCTCCGTAGATATGGTAAATTCTAAATCTTCTGTGGCCATATCACTATCTATGTACCCATCTAATTGTATATCTAATCCACCTATTGTATTACCAATGTAAGTAACCTGAGATGCAATAAAATGCAATAGCACTTCATTAACTATAGGATTTGCTAATACCCTAACGTTACCTGCTGTTACATCCATTGAATAACGTGTTAATGCGTTACCTGAAAAAGTAGTGCCGTACCCCGTCCATTTAACATCTAAATTATTATTTGTAATTTGTGCTGAAAGTATAACATCTTGGCTATCAGCAGTTGATGTATCACTACTGCGAATTTGAAAATTGCCTTGTGTAAAACTAGTAACAGGAATTTCACATAATACTTGATTGGCATCTAAACCTACAGTATAAGTTGTGAAAGTGTTTGTGGTTGTAAAGAAAAGATTACTAAAGTTATTATTAATCTTTTGGAAAGCTGTACGTAAAGGATCACCTTCACCGTCATTAGGTGTTGTACCAATGTTAATATATTGCTGATTACCGTATGGACCTTGTGGTGTTGTGTCAAATGACAACATTTTTGCAGTTGGATTTTCAATAACTGCGGGTAAATTATTAATATATAAATTGTTGGTAATATTTATATTACCAGAGTACTCTGGGCTAACATTAGCAGTAATTTCTGGAAATTGATTAGGATCAACCAACTCTACATTGGCTGTTGGAACCAATGCCATTAGATTTGCAAAGTTATTATTAATTTTGTCAAACGCTACACGTAAAGGATCACCCGTGCCATCGTTTGGTAAACTACCTGTATCAATGATTTGTTGAGTCATAATTATCCTAGAGATATAAAGTATTTATCTCTTTAATAGGATTATTTATTGAACTTGTCCCAAAGACTTTTTTGAGTATTGTACCATTCTACCCAACCGTCTACTTTAAGTGAACATTCATGATATTGAGTATAGTTTTTGACTACCGTATCAGCAACTGTGCTTAGTTTGCTGTCATTAGGTAATTGATTTAATTCTGGGCATGTAACAAGCAATTGTTCAGGAACATCAGGAAATTTGTTAGTAATAGGTACACCAACTTTAGTAGTAGAACAACCTGCTAACAATACTGCAAAGATAATAGTAGCATATTTCATTTTAATGTGTCCTTGGATTGTTTACTAGCCGCTTGATTGTGTGCGTCTACAAATGCTTGTGGGATTTCACATTTGCTGTCATATTTTGTTACTTCTCTATCAACATAACGAACTATATCATCACCGCGTGTTTTATAATATTGCGTTTTTGTAATTACTTTTGTAACTATTTTTACGTTTTCTTTTTCTGATTCTGCTTGTACTTGTGCTACCTTAGCCTGTGCTTCTGCGGCTTCAACTTTGAATTCTGCACGTCCAGCTAAATCACCTTCAATATATATACCGGCTATAATTAATACTATGCTGATTGCTCTTACGGGAGTTACGTATATTTTAAGATACGGGAGTAATTCTAGTATTGAGCCAACTAATGCTCCCACTATACCTATTATTAGTATTGAATGATACATCCACATAGGGATGGTTATTTGAGAAAATATAAATGACATCATGCATATATTTATGCAATTTTGAAAAAGGGATCGTTCTTAAGCCAATTATAATAGATTTCAAATCCTTCAGCTACGTCTACTTTAGGATCATAATTAAAGTCTTTTTTAGCGGCAGTACAATCTAATGCACCTCTGCTAGGAAAATCAAAGTCTTTATCACGTACTTCAATTGTGCCACGCCCGGCTAATGATACTGCTATTGATGCGGCATCATATAAAGTAACTGCATGACTTTTTGTAATGTTATATGTTTTATTGTCTGTGTTGTCACTTAATGATGCGGATACGATACCATCTGCGGCATCATCTACGTAGGTGAAATCCAATGTCTCTGTACGTCCGTTAACTTTAAGTATTCCACCACGCATTGCTGTTAGTAAGAATTTACTAATTACTCTGTCTTCAACATCAAGAGGTCCGTATACTGCACTAGGGCGAATTATTGTATATGCTAAATTTTTACGTGCGTAATCTTTAACAAGATGTTCACCTGCAAGTTTCATAATACCATATTGACCAATTGGATTACAAATTGCATCTTCTTTTACAACTCCAGTAAAGTCACCATACACCATTGAACTGCTGATATAAATGAATTTTCTAACTTCATACTTATTACTAGCTTCCAACAAGTTGAGTAATCCTTCACTCATCGTTCTGCTACCAAGTGCAGGATTTGCATTAACTACTTTTTGTCTTGGAAAACTAGCCATGTGAATTACAATCTCAGGTTCTTCAATTGCAAAAGTTCTATCTACTTTTTCTGCATCACATATATCTCTCAACCAAACTTCACTCTTAAATTTCTTGGCACGTTGTGTTAATAGGTAATCAATTTCATCTTGAGGTATAATACCGTAATTTGTTTGTGTGTCCATGATACATACATCATGTCCAAGGTCTTCTAATCTACTAACAACGTTGTGTCCAATAAGACCGCACCCACCTGTTACTAAAATCTTCATAAGAAAAATATACCTTTTATATACAATCCACTCATAATCATGTTTAGTAACCACATACTAGGTTGTTTCCACATGACACCTAACCAACCCCAAAGAATAGCGGTAATCAATCCAAAATATTTATTGATCGGTGTAATATCATGTGAAGTTAAGTATACTGTTACTAATGCTAATAGTGTTGCACCCCACTTGACACAAAATTCTAATTTATTATTCAAACTTTAACCTAAAATATGTTAATTGCTTTGGGGTAAGATATGCTGTAATTGTGTACAGATAGCCCCATGTATTAGGGTGTCTATGCCAAATAGGTTTTTCTATAGTGCAATTTTCCATTACCCACTTGCCAGCATCAGTTTGTTGCCATTTCCAAATGGGTTCGGCAACAAACAAGTCAGGGTCTTCCACGTCACCCATGTTAATTTTATGTACTATATATGGTATTACTTCTTCTGTCATACTGCCATCGGTGCCTTAATTGAGTCCATTGATTTATAATCTATTAATTTTACATCACTCATAGTGAATTTGTCAATAGATGTTACATCTGGATTCAACCAAAGTGTCGGTGGCTGTAATGGTGTACGTATAAGTTGTTCTTTAACTTGGTCGATGTGATTATTATAAATGTGCGTGTCACCTGTACTAATAATCAATTCACCAACCTTTAGTCCACATACATGTGCAATCATGTGTGTTAGTAATGCATAACTTGCAATGTTAAATGGTAGTCCCAAGAATACATCTACGCTACGTTGATACATATGGCAACTTAGTTCGCCACTTTTACTTACATTAAATTGGCTCATAACATGACAGGGTGGTAATGCCATTTCATCTAACTCACCTGCATTCCAAGCATTGATAATATGTCTACGACCATATGGGTCTTTTTTAATACCATCAATTAAATTTGAGAGTTGATCCGTTTCTTTGAAGTGTACGTGACCTTGTCTGTGGAACCAATGGCCGAATTCATTCTTAAATGATTCCGTTTTATGTTCAATCGGTGTCTTCCAATGCCTCCACTGTACCCCGTAGACACGACCCAAGTCGCCCTCAAATTTCGCTTTGTGTTTCCAATACGGTGCCAATGCGTTCGGCGTCCAAATCGTAGTCGTACCTTCTTTGTTTCCGTGTGTGATTTCTGCAAGACGCCTTTCATCACCACTGCCTTCAATAAACCAAAGAAGTTCACCGACGCAAGCCTTCCATGCAAGTTTTTTAGTAGTGACAGCGGGAAAAGATTTACGCAAATCAAAGCGAACACTACGTCCAAACACACTAATGGTACCCACACCAGTTCTATCATCTTTGGTTTCTCCGTTATCTAAAATGTCTTGCAACAAATCTAAATACTGTTTCATAGCTTACCTAATAATTTATCCGTTTCAGGTTGAACAACATCTGCAATAGATTGTACGTTTAATATAAACTCCATGCTAACGATTTCATCATCTAATTCATGTAGTTTTCTACTAACTGCTTCCTCTATTTGGTCAGGGTCTAACCCTTGTTTTAGAAAACGTTCAATATTAATTGTATGTTGACGTTTGCCGTCCAATTTAATTACTAGTTTTCTAATAAACTGAACTGGAATTTTTTGTTTTTCAACATCTTCAAGGATGTGTTCCCATTTTTCAATGAACTCTGGACTCATTATGCACTAACTTTAGCTTTTTTATTGTATGCTCTTTTTGCCTTAGGGGCTTCTACTGCTGGTTTTACTGGATCCATTTGTGCGGCTTCTTTTTCTAATCTAGCAGCCTCAGCTAATAATCCTTTTGCTTCCGAGGCCATTTTAGCAGCCTGTTGACGCAAATTATTTGCAATAGCATTGTCACCCAATGCATCATTGCTAGTTGCAGTTAATGGTGCTACGGGTGGTGTATTAGTTGCAGGAACTTTTGCATCACGTGTTTGTTGCTCACGCATTCTACGTGCTACATCAGTTGGATCTTGTAATCCGCGGCTCTTGTCTAATTCAGCTAAACGCTTAACAGCCTCTTCACCTTTTTCCATTTCACTTAAAATCTTGTTAAGTTCACTTAACTTGACTTTGCTCTGTGGATTAGGAGTAACAACAACTTGCTCTGTTTGTACCTTCTTTAACAAACCTTCTGCATGAAGTGTTTGTAGAATAGGTCTGCCATCTAATCCTAGTGTGCGATTCAATGCATCAGCTAGTGATTGACTGTTTTGGCCAATATCACTTTCAATACAACGAATCAATGGATCATGAATGTGTTGATTCAATGTTTCTGTATATGTGACTAAACACATATGTGGTTCACCAGGGATCTCACGAAAAATGATTGCCACTTTTCTATCACCCATTTTACCAACGTGTCGTAAAAAACTCATATTATTCTCCTCGAGTAGTTAAAGATATTTAACTTGAGAAAGTTTGCCCAATATATTTTTAGGACCAAACTAATTCATAGGCGATTGCCTCTTTAGGATCTTCAAATGCAGGATATCCATTGAAGCCTAAAATTTGTAAAAATTCCATGTCATCTTTAACTTTATGCACGACAGAAAATCTACCCCTAAGTTTATTCATTATCCAAATTCTAGACTCTTCGGTTAATTTGGTATTAGCAACAACAAAGTGCTTGGGGGTAAATTTTAACTCACGTCCACTATACCAGGTTATTGGATCTGCAATATATTCTTCTATCATTGTGTAAGAGACACTAGCATCTTTAATTGTTCCCATGTATTCTTAATTACCGGAATATTCATTTTTCTAGGTGGCAATACTTCTATCCAAATATTTTCCCCTAAATCAGGATGCACATAACCTTGGTCGGCTCCATAGGTTCTAGGTTGATGTATCTTTCCTTGCATCCAAAGTTTAGCGCCCAAATCTTGCACACTTTCTAGTGAGTATTCTGTTAAGTCGTAGCCTGAGGCATTTCTAGAATAAGGGTTACCTTGATTATAGTAACCTTCTAATACGGCTAGTAGTTTAGAAATGTCAGGGCAGTCGGTACGTGTAACAATGAATAAAACATCATCCAAGGACACTTCGCCTGCTAGAATAGATTTTACACAACGACCTAGGCTTGTTCCAATGTACATCATTTCTTTAATTCCAATAATATTTCAACACGTTGTAATGCATCATCCATGGTCTTATCATCTTGAGCCATTATTACAGCCTGTTTAAGATTTAACCAACGATTAGCAACCTTATCTTCAGGTGCTACTTTAATCATTTCACGTTCGGACGATCCACTCTTGCGAGAGTAGACCGTCTTACCGCCGTCAGGACTTTCGTATATGATTATTTCTTCAATACTTTTAACTGTCATTTCTCATCATAGAGAGCATAAGTACCAAATGGGGGATTTGGATTTTTATCACCATGAATGATCCATGTAGTATCACAATAGTCAGGGTCGCCCCAGCTACCAAAGGGATATCCATCAGTAAACACAATCAAACGTTTTGGTTCAATTGCGTTATCTTTAAGATACTTGAAAATACAATCAAAGTCAGTACCACCACCGCCCATTGGTTCGTATTCTGCAATGTCATCCATGTTGTCACTATGAAAGTCTTTTGGATTATAAATTTCAGTATCAAAACAGAATACATGGACCTTATAACCATCAAACGCATTCATCATGCCACCGATTTCACCTAAGAAATCTTGTGCTTGTTTTTGACTGATACTACCTGACATGTCAAGTGTC